AGTCTGCCATAGAATCCCAAGTCCAAACACTCTGAGTTCCATCATAATCATATGTTGCTCCACTACGCGTATGAACAAGGCCGTCGCCATTATTATCGTAAGTCGTAATCTTATAAAAAGCATTATCATTATTAGGCACATTTCCAGCTAAAGAAAACCAAAATTGGTTACCAGTATTTTGAGAATAACCACCATTACTAAAATTACTGGTATTTTTTAAATACCCTATATCATTAATGGTTCTTACGGTACCAGCTGCATCTGTATATGTACTAGATGATAAACTCCCAACTGTAGATGAAGTAGACGAGTTAAGTGCTAAATCATTACTGACCCAGAAGCCGACACCGGGGGTACCGCCCATGTAATCCCACGCGGCGTCAAATATGGGTGAATTATAACCACTGGTACTAGTATAACTAACATAGGTTTTTCTTGCAGCTGCAGAGGTACTTCTTCTATAATAGTAAGCAGTTCCATCAGTAACCTGTACCGCGGTATAGAAAGTAAACCCAGGCTCAGATTCGCCTGATAACCGATATTGGGCCCAAGAAGAATCCGATCCAAGCGATAGTGAATTATAACCGGTATCTAAAAGAACATTAGATGAAGGGTTGGTCCCAGCATCTTTTAATCCTAATGTGCCGCTTGAAATTAATGTCACTTAATAATCTCCGTAATTAAATCCTCAAACTGTTCGATTTTCTCTACACGGTTTGGCCAAAGGATATATTCCTTCTCTGGATTCTTTTTTAAATTTGATAACAGAGGTAGTATAGAATTATATAATTTATTCAATTTCTCTTCTGCTTCATGAGCATTAGCCGAAGCTGAAGAAGCTTGAGAAGTCACCTTCTGTACTGCTTCTAATTCATTCTCGTCTACGGCCGTGAAACCGAAATCAAAATCTAATAAATCTGCCATATTTAATCCTCTATACTATTTATATTCTTATTCTTACTCTTGCGCGGAATATATTTCTTTTTATTGGGCACGACATTATGCCGTTTATACGGGCTATTCTGGTCGAAAAGAATTCGATGGTATCTCGTCTTCGGTATTGTCTTCATCTCCATCCCAATTTAATTCTGTAACAGACTTCTGCTTAATCTTCTGGTTTTTACTACCAAAGATTCTATCCCAATTATCAGCATACTTTTTATTACTGCCGTTAATTTTGGAGGAAATAGTATCTCCAGTTATGTCGTTTTTTGTTACCATACATATTCCTCATGTATCTATTTATACTTCCTTAGTCCCAAAGATTTTCATAATATTTACCAAATAATCTAAAACCATTTGATATTCTTTTCTGATATGCTTTACGGCCTTTCCAATCAATTTCAAAGGTGTCATTCGGACCCTTGACCATTTCACTATGACCTTTCAGTTTGCCTTCAGTGTGTTCAATCCAATGACTATCATGTTCCCCCGAATGAAACTGCTCTTCCCAGTCGTTGTGTTTGCTCTCAAAGGCAAAAATCATTTCATCTAATACCCAATCCCACTTGTCAAAGTGAGTAGGACATATATCATACTTTGCCGGTTCAGACCTTAGTTCTTTTGGAACATCTTTATTATCAACATTAGGGGCACCATGCTTGGTTTCTTTCAGTTGCTTGAGCATGGGCAAAATGATATGAGCAAGTGTTTGATCCATGCTCCAGGTATCCCACTTATCTATCTTAACACTGATCTTCTGTGTACGAGTGTAGCCAAACCATTTGTAGAGATATGTACTCCACCAGTGCCAATTTGGATACTCTCCTATTTTGACCTTCATACTAACTCCATCCAATCTGTATCTTCAGGCATCAACATACTCTTTGTAGTCGTGTCGACTCTTTAGCTATTAAGTTCATTACATAAGGCCTTTAGCCGTTAAATATGTAAATGATAATATTAAAACGATATTCAATATTATCATCCATTTAAAAAGGGAAGTGAAGAAATTAAATACCGCGTTTAACAAGTTCATTCTTAATCTTCTGCTTTCTTTTTGGGGGTGTATTACTAGCCTCTAATGCTGATTGTAATTCAGCAGTTGGCGTAGACTTCATATAGAAGTGTTCAGTATTATACTTATTAGTTCCTTTTACCATTGTGCGGGAACTTGGCTTAAATTTAACTGGCATTCTATTCTCCTACTTTAAAAGTTCTGTTAAAAAATCATCAAACATATCAGGGTTATCTTTACATACCCTTTCTACGTTCTTTTTAATTGTCTTTAAGGCTTTCTTATCGCCCGCTTGTTTTAATGCTTCAACCCTTTCTTTAAACTTTTCAAAATCAAAGTGGTCAATTGCATATTTCTTAGGTTTCCATTGAATGGTTGAATCCTTTGGAATACCATAGTATCTTCCATCATTAATAAATTTCACTGGCGCTGTCATATCATCTCCTTATATTTTTTCACTTTTATCAAAACCCCTAAATGTTTTAAACCTAGGGAACCTTAAACTATATTCACCATTCTCTGCTTGAGTAATAGCGTCTGCTTTAATTTCAACCAAATCTCCTATTATAACATCTCTGTTATCCCAGAACATATCTCTCTGATCATCACTAAGACCAGAACCTACATTAACTTTAATGTGTACTCCATCGTCCACACCTTCACAAACCAAAGCACCTGTAGTACCTTCGAACTTGCCTTGGCCAACTTCCACATCTTTTATAGTAAGTGTAACTTCAATTACTGGTTTAATCTTTAACCATGCGGCAGATCTTTTACATTGATATACTGCATCGATAGGTTTAACCATAAGACCTTCATAACCATTTTTAATAGCAGTCTTATTCATATTTTTAAATATTCTTTGACCATCTTCTGTGTCTAGGTTACATCTAGTCCACTCAACTTCTCTAATACAATCCGAAAATATTAGATTATCTAAAATGTTCTTTCTTTCAAGGGTATTATACTTACCCTCACCTTCGTTGAATTCAGATAAATCCAGTACATCAAAGAGTGCGAGATATGCATCTGATGTATCAACATTTGTCTTTCTATAGACTTGTTTCATTAATGCTTGAAAGTTGTCACTCATAATTTCGCCATCAAATACCATATTATTAAATTCTGGTTTACTTAATGCTTCTTCTATATGAGGGAAGTTAGGGAATACTTTACCATTCCTACTATGAAGAACCGCAGTATTATTTTGTACAATTGCTATACATCTTACACCATCATACTTGTTTTCAATGATAACATCACCGACAAGTTTCTTTTCTTCCTTGGCGCCGTCTCTTGCCAACATACAACCAAATACTGGAATAGTTCCTTTCTGTACTTTATTAACAGTTCTTTCTGAAAATCCTGCCTTTAAATCTTTTAGTAGAATAGGTCTATACCAATTGTTCCACTGCTCAACTGTAGATTTAGTCATCGCGACTACAATAGCATCTCTAGCAGCATGGCCTGTTAGAGTTCTAGTTTCTAGGTTATATAATAGTTGTTCAAAGTCAATCCATGTTAAACCATCACCATCTTCACCCAGTAATTCAGCATTGGGCACAGATTGTACACCGTATGTAATTAAAGGTGTAAGAGCTTTTTTAAGACCAGCAACAAACTCTAGGTTATCCATATGCTGAGACAGAATATCCTGTTTAAATAGTTTACTGTTATTTGATCTTAAAAGTTCAATGATTTTCCATGGTTGCATTATACTTCTCCAGTGATGTGGTTATAAATGTGTTTCCACTTCCAGAACCTTGGTATTTCTCCGTTATAAGAGGCATTGTGCTCATGAGCAACTATAATAGAATTAAGTCCTAATTCTTGGCCAACTTCGGCATTTTTTGGTTTATCTTCTACCCAGTAACAACCAGTATCTTTATACTTTGCCAGCACTTCATCTTTGTCAGCGCCACAACCTAGGTAAATGTAATCATCCCAAATACCTTCACCGAATAATAGGTTGAGGTTTTGGGTTCTTAATTTTTGAGCGTACTTATTAGTTGAAAGAGATGTTATACAATGGAATTTATATCCATGAAACATATTTAATCTCTTCATGTAATAAACAGCGTCTCTAAGAGGTGGTAAAAAGGCGATTGCTGCAGAATCATTAAATTCTTCTACAAATGTGTGACCTTGTTCTGGTGTAAAACCGAACCTAGAACCTATATTATAGGCCGAGGTGTCGAGTGTTGGGAATCCTTTATGGTGCATGAACTGAGTAAATGCGTATTCCCAATCACATAGTACTCCATCGCAGTCCACTAATATTATATTATCTTTCATATTTCTCCTTATCATGGGTATATTATACTACGGTCTAACCCTTTTGTCAACCATTTTGTTGAATTATTTTGTCAATAAAAACCCCTCAAAAGAGGGGTCAGAATTTTCTCTTTTAAGTGTATATTATAACACATAAGAGCCGATCTGTCAACACTTTTTACTAAATATTTAGCTTTTCTGCAGGTTGAAAATGAGTCTCTAAAATCATTAACTTATCTTCAAATTCTGCAATTTTACCAACCTCAGCTGAGATAGTTTCCATTACATCAATGTGTTCACCTACACCCACTGAGTTCTGTAAGAATACTTCCACATTCATTTTATGTTTACCAATCTCGCCATGGTAATGATTTTTAAGCGCTGTTAACATTGCATTTCTCATACTACAAATTCCTCTCCTGGATTCCATTCACACCCAGTAAGACCACCGGCCTTGAGTGCTTGTAAAGTCCTTAATACTTCATTGGCATTTCTACCAGTATCTAGTGCATTTACAGATACGTGTTGAATTACCATATTTTTATCATAAATAAATGTTGCCCTATAACAAACACCTTCGTCTTCATTAACAATACCAAGTTGATGCGATAAACCTAATCCGCAATCTGCCGCTAGAATATGATTAATACTACCGATTAATTCATTATTCTGTTTCCACGCCAATTTGCAAAATTCGTTATCACCACTGATACCGACAACATTCGCCTCTTCCACTAACATATCCATCCCAGCAATTTCTGTTGGGCAGATAAATGTGAAATCTTTTGGATAGAAATAAACCACACTCCAATCTTTTTTATGTGGCGTATATCCATTCTCAATATTTACTTCAACAAATTCATTCTCTTCGTTGATACCCTGCATTTTATACGCTGGGAATTTATCACCTACGGTTAACATTTTTACCTCCTATTTACCAAAAATATATTCACGTTTTTTTTCAAGTTTGTATTGGTCTATTACATCAAGTAATGGTTTTACCCAATTGTCTCTATGTTCTATAAAGACCTGTGGTTCTTCATTATCTACTGCAATTAATACAACCAATTGTGTAATGGGTTGTCCAGTTCTTTCTTCCCACATAATTGCATATGCGCAACACTGCATGAAATAACCTTTCACCCATTCTTTCTTTTTTAGTCTACGAGATGTTTTATAATCCACAATCGAATTTTTACCATCCCATACACCAACACAATCCACTCTACCCGCTACTCCAAGATGATTAGAATATAACGGAGCCTCTTGTGCATAAACTTTACTTAATCTGGTATCCAGTTGTTCTTTTACATCATGAAATGATTGTAAGATATGTGGCATTACACCTTTATCAAAATCTGGATCGTTGTTAACATATTTTTCCAATAAATCATGTACTGCGGTTCCGCGGCCTGCTGCTACTCTTGATACTTTATTGGCTTCTTCTTCACCTACTCTCGCCCTCCAGGCCTGAATAGAATCTCTACTTAGAATGGACAGTACTGTTGTAATAGAAGGATAAGTACTACCATCAGGAGCGGTGTATGTTCTACCACCAGCGCCTGTCTTTGCAGAAAGGTCGTCATATCCCAAATCAATCGTTTCATGTTTAAAGTTCCCCATTTTCTACCATTTCCTTTGTCATTATAAAATCTCTTACTAGTCCCGATCTCACAATATCTTCCCATGTGAATTCAATGTGGTCAAAAAGTTTCATATTCTCTAAAATTTTTGTAAACTTTTCTAACCCTTCTCTATCGCCGTGTTTAGTAAAATCTGATTGGTAATAATCCCCACATAATATAATTCTGCAGTTATGGCCCAATCGTGTAATTACTGAACACAATTCGTGATAAGTTAGGTTCTGTGATTCGTCTATAAGTACTATACAATCAGTAAGAGTTATACCTCGTATAAACGAAGTTGTTAAAAACTCAATCTGTTTCATTTGCTCTATCTTTTTCCAGGCATCAATGTCTTCAAAAAGTTGTGTCATAATAGAATAGTAAGGTGCTTTATAAGCGTCTTCTTTCTCTTCCAAGGTGCCAGGTAAAAATCCCATATCCCTTGTCGGTAGGGCCGATCTTACTATCACTAATTTCTGTTCTGGTTTATCTTTATTTAAAATATCCAATAATGACAAGTAAGTAGAAATATATGTTTTACCAGTACCTGCAGATCCAGATAAAACTAAATTAAACCCCTCTTTCCAAGAAGAAAATACATTCTCTTGTGATTTAGTAAGCGGATCTAATGTGATAAGATGTTCTGTTCTTAATTTAGAAGGTTTCTGTCTCATTTTGTTTTAATGTTATCCCTTAATCTTGGTGGTAATCCGGATTTAATTTTATCTTGTACTTCTTTCCAACCGTTACCTGCTTGTATTAGAGTACCTTTAACTCCACTTACAAGTTTAGGTGCTGCAAGAACTTGTGTTATATTAGGGTCCTTGACATATTCTTCCATAGAAGCAATAGACATCATTTTTGTCTCTACTTCACCTGTTTTTAAATTTTTAAAATCATACAACGGCATAATTAAACCACTCTGGTACTTTTCTTTTTGTCCAATCCATTTTAAATCTTTCCTGTTTTGTTTGATAAAAGTTTCTATAAGATTGTACTGCATCGGTTCCACCTAAACTATATACTACACATTCTGGATTAGAACCCATTGCCAACTTGAATGCAGTTCTTCCCATGTTTCTTGGTATATTAATAGGTATAGCCTTTAAAGCTTCTCTTAACTTTGTATCTGATGAATGTACTTTACCATATCTATATGTATATTCATCACATAATGCAATAAAATGTTCATAGTGCCACGAATAATTACAACAACTTTCGCGAGACCATACAGTACAGGGATGATTATGGTGAACAGCTTTATATAATAGATGTTCTCTGTCATCTTCTAATTCGTAGTATTTAAGGGTTCTTTTACCAGATTTTGATGGACGCATTGTAATATTACCATCTAGCATTCTATGTACAGTAGATAGCATTTGTGCAGATTCTACAATCATTTTTACTACATGCTTATCACATTGTTCTTGTGCAGCTTGTACTGGATCTTCATTTAATATAAAAATATTCATAATGTATATTATAACACACTTAGTTTAATTTGTCAACCATTTAATGTAGAAAATATATTCCTTAATAGTAGTAGTAATCCTGCGGCATTTAAGACAATCAATGCTCGATCTTTCCACATTATTGATACCCATAACCACAGTGCGATACCAATAATAGAGAACCCTAAGTCCCACATCTGGTACCCATCAATACCTCGTAATGACATTGCGCACAAAACGAATACTGATGCAACCCATTTAACATACCAATCTAGGGTATATTTGGGTGTGGCTGATTTATAGATTCTTTTAGAGTTTTCTATTTCTTCTTTTGTAAATTTTTTATCTGTCATAGGTATTCGGCCCTGTAGACCAGGGCCGTAACCCTGTTAACCTCCTTGAACTGTCGCCATATCTTCGATATATTTATTCAGGTATTCGATTTTTTTCTGCATTTTATATGCCAGAACATCTTTTCCTTTGCGTTTCAGTTTCTTTTGATAGTATATTGCCTCTTTTTGATCTTTCTTTAGGCGCTCAATTTGTACATGCATAATGTTTCTCCATGTTGGTTAATTGATTTCTATCATTATAAAGGTTGGTCTATAGGCTATCCTCCGTGTTGTCTTATGTATTATTTACGAATTAAATTAGGGAATGCATCCATTACTAATTTTTTAGTGATTCCCTTATACTTTAAATTTTTATCTTTAGCAGCAATTAATACTTCCGCGTCACCAGGATTAATTCCTTCAAGTACTTCGGCAAATATCTTTTCTCTTTTGATTTGATTCATTTCTGTAAATTTACCTTTAAAGAAATATGCAAATTTTTGCATCTGTCTATTAAGAGATGTGTAATTAACGCCATCAGGCATATTATCTTTTTTATAAGGTGGTGCACCTTTTGGTAATAGCGATACGATAGTATCATCAAAGTTAATTCTTAGAATATCTTTTAAAGCAGGGCAATCAGCCTTTTTAAGATACTCAATCTTGGCAACTTTTGTATTTATTTTGGCAGTCTCTGTTAAGACTTCATGTACATTCTTACGCATTATAAAACTCCTCTACGCACTCAATAAGGTTACTACACCTCTTTTTAATTAAATAATTCAAAACTTTCATTTTCATTGGTAGTTTTTGATTGTCATATTTATTTATAATAGCTTCTTGTATTGATTCCGGAATTTCCTCTAAATCAATCAGAGTCTTATTTCTTTGGTAGTTTCTATATAACTCTTCTGGCATGGCAGATTTTAAATCATCACTTCTTTCTAACCAATCATCAATACGGGTTTGTCTTAAAGGTGTTTGTTTGGAACCTTCTGTTATCAGAGTATCATCCTTAGATAGTATATTTGGAACACCATCTCCAACATCGCCTCTCATAATATGATTAAATAAGTATGTTCTAGGGTTCTTATCTGTTACAACTTTCTTTTGAATAGGAGAGAATTGTTTTACGTTCTTATACTTCTGCAGTTGGATAAAATCTTTATCTGATGATACAATCATTACTGGTTCGCCTTGACCGAACTCTTGGGTACGTATTGTTAATGCACCGATAATATCATCCGCTTCACAACCTTCCATGTGTAATACTTTATATGGGAAGTGTTCACCAAGATCCTCTCTTATTGACCCAAGAATACGGAAGATTTCTGGCCAATCCATATGACTGGTTGCATCTCTGCTCTTCTTTCTATTTGCTTTATATTCTGGGAAGTATTCTCTACGCCATGTATTCATACCATCTGCACAAATAACCATCTGGCCGTATTCGTTTCGGTACTTCTTATTATACATACGGATACTGTTAAGAATCATATGTCTAATCATGTTTTCATCATTTAATTTTTGCACCATGATGTTGGACAGTGCGATCTGACTATAGTCAAGTAATATCATTTTGGTTTGTTCGCTTCTATTTTATTATAAAGAGCCTCTAATTCACCGTGTAAGAAGTGTTCAAGGCCGCCGTATCTCATAAACATTGAGGATATCAAGTTAACAATCACATACATATCTTTTGATTCTTCATACTCAGGATCCCTAAAATCCATTTCTTTAAAAGCAGTACCGTATTCTTCTGTAAGATAATCTTCAATAAGAAGTAATACAAACTGAGCAGTATCGGTACACTCTTCGGTAAAATCCTCAAAGGCCCAATTACGTTCGGCCTCGATCTGTTCTTGCCGTCTTTCTGTTGGAAATGGTATTATATTGTTCATAATATGTATATTATACTACACTTTTGGTTGCTTGTAAAGGGTTATTTAATTAAATTTTTAACTGTTTGTCCACCTATCTTACAAGCTATTATACCATTGTAGTATTCCTCCGTTAGTAAAACTTCTCTAGCGAACTGTTCTTTCGCTTCCATATATGCACAATCACCTTTTGTCTTACACAGATGGAGAATCTCTCTACTGAAATTCTCGGATCCATGTTCTTCTATATCAATGACAAGGTGTTTATTTGAACCCCAATAGGTTCTCCAGTCAGATTCTACCTTTAATTTTTTACGTCTCTTTCTTGTCTTTGTTATTGGTAATGTCTTCTGACTCCAAAAGAACTTCTTTCCAACGTATTTTCGGTTGTCTTTGTTGTTCGTTATCAGATAAACAAAACCGTATACATCTTCGTAACTGAATTCTTCTGGCGGATGCCATTCTACTCCTTGATAGAGCCATGGTGGTTTATTCCTCGTATTCTTCGTCATAATTTAAAGTTTCTATTTGATCCTGATCATATTCTTCTAAACTGACCTCTGATGATATTCCACAATTAGGACAGAACCGATCATCTGTGTCCCATTCGTCTTCTATATGTATAAAGGATCTTTTATAACAAAATTCGCAATCATGGACATACCAATGCGTGGGTGCAGTTCCATATGACATGTATAACTCCTTAACTGTTAAATTTTTTGAAATTCTAACCACCCGCCGATGTTCTTACCATCTATCCGGATTTGAGGAAAAGTTCTTGCACCTGGGAAGTTTTCTAGCATTTCTTCTCTGCCAAAATCAACACCCAATTTAAATACATTATAGGATATATCTGATCCTTCTTGTATCATTGCTTGTGCTTTATGAACTGCCATGTCACAATAAGGACATTGGTCTTTACTATAGATTTCTATATTCAATTTACTACTCCATTAATTACCCAAAAGGCAAGTAACATAAAACCAAATACATATACTTGTATAATACTGGCCCAAAATACCTGCTTCATTGGATGTACTTCTGTTAATTTTTCTATCCAAGACTCACTTGGCGATAAGTTTACTACTTGTAACATTTTCTCTGGTTTAGTGAACCAAGGTATATACATTATAGACTTAGACCTGAAAGTGTATCTTCGTTAACATCTTGTTTTACACCACCAGTCACATAAGATGTGATCTCAGTTTCTTGTGGCGCAACTTGTACATTACCACCACCAATCCATTTTTCGGTCCATGGTAGTGGGTTCATCTGTGATACTGTATACGGACAAGTTAATCCAATAGCTCTCATCCTTTTACAACCTATCCATTCTATATAGTCTGATAGTAACTTCGAGTTAAGGCCGATCATTGATCCATCTTTAAATAGATATTCAGCCCACTTCTTTTCTTGTTCAATCACATCAACATATAATTTAATAGAACTATCTTCCATTTCTTTAGCGATCTTTACATAATCTTTATCTTCTTTTTGTAGAAGTTTAAGCATAGTAGTAGTTGAAGCGAGGTGGACATTTTCATCACGAGCAATGAATTTAATTATCTTTGCATTACCTTCCATTTTCTTTAATTCTGCAAAGGCCCATGAACAAGCGAATGACACATAAAATCTTACCCCTTCTAATGCATTGGCACTCATCAAGGCCATCCATATAGCTCTCTTATGGTCCATTTTATTTGTAGGGCCATTATTAGAGGTAATCAAGTCGTCATAATAAGTACTAATTGAATCAGCACAATTACTGATTTCTTTTGTATCTAAAATACTATCGAATACCGCACCCGGAGATGGATATATATTACGAATAATATGTGTATAGCTTTTAGAATGAATGGTTTCAAAGAACGACCAAGTCTCTATCCAGTTTTCTACTTCAGGTAATGAGGCAATTGGTAGAAATGCAAGATTTGGTGCACGGCCTTGAACACTATCAAGTACAATCTGTCTTTTAAGATTGGATGTAAAGATGTGCTTTTCGTGTTCGGTAAGAGAATCAAAATCTTTCTTATCTTTTGAAATATCTACCTCTTCGGGTCTCCAAAAGAATCCAAGTTGTTTCTCTGTTATTTTATCTAATTGTGGGTATTTTAATTCATCATATCTTTGAATATCTACGCCTTCATCTAAAAACATATTTTTCTCCAGATGGGACTTTTTATTCTTCTTCAATATTGGCATTTATATATCCTTTATATTTTACAGCTTTCGCAATCGTCATCGTCAATAATTACTGACTGGGTTTCAGTTGTTCCACTATCGTATGTGTGATGGTCATCGTCTTTCATTTCTCCAGCACCATCATTGGTATTAAAGTAGTATAATTGTTTAAGCCCATATTTATAGGCAGTAACAGTATCCTTAATCATTTCTGACATAGGAATTTTATTATCCTCGAAGTGTTCTGGATTATAAGAAGTGTTAACACTAATACCTTGGTCAATATACTTCTGTAAGATAGCACAAATTTTAAGATAACCGTCTGGAGATTTTTGATCCCACAGTAAGTCATACTTATTCTTTAAGTGGTGATATCCGGGCACAACTTGTGCCATGACGCCATCCTTACTCTGTTTATATGATACTAAAGCTCTAGGAGGTTCAATACCATTAGTACTATTAGAAATCTGTGCGGATGTTTCTGCGGGCATTAATGCCATGAGAGTCGAATTACGAATTCCTGTGGTTTTAAGTTGAGTTCTCAGCTCGTCCCAAGGTAATCTTTCATTATGCTCTATTAAATTATCTATCGCACTCTTATATGTATCAATAGGTAAAACCCCGCCACCATATTTTGTCTCATTATTTAAAGGTATTTTGCCTTTTTCTTCGGCTAGTTTAGCAGATGCTTTAATAAGATAGTAAGACCATGCTTCAGCGTATTCATCTACAGTTTTAAATGCAGAATCATCATATTTCATACCACGTTTGGCCAAGAAATATGCAAGATTGATTATACCAATTCCAAGAGGCCTGCGGTTGAAAGTGCCTCTTTTAGCGGCAGGAACTGGATACCCTTGATAATCAAGTAACTCATCAAGAGACCTAACAGCAAGATCGCAGTATTTTTCAAAATCTTTCGGTTCATTTATTAATCCCCAATTAATTGCAGATAAAGTACATAGACTAATTTCACCTTCTTCATCATCAGGTGATTTTAAAGGTGTAGTAGGTAAATCAATTTCACAACATAGATTACTCATTTTAATAGGAGCAAGCTCAGGTAAGAATGCACCATGTTCATTAGCATGGTCTACATTCATTAAATATATACGTCCAGTATCCTTTCTTTCTGTTAAGAACGATGAAAACACTTCTACTGCTGGCAGACTTTTCTTTCTAATAGATGTCTTACGTTCATACTTCTCATAGAGTTCTTTGAATTTATCCTGATCTGCAAAGAATGCTTCATATAACCCAGGGACATCATTAGGATCAAAGAAAGTTATATTACCATTAGTTAATAGTCTTTCATACATTAGTTTATTAAACTGGAATGCATAGTCCATGTGACGGACTCTCGTTTCTTCGATGCCTTTATTATTCTTTAATACTACCAAGTCCTCGAACTCATAATGCCATACTGGAATATATACTGTCGCTGCACCACCACGAACACCACCTTGTGAACATGACTTAACAGCCGCTTGGAAGTATTTTAAGAATGGAATTAGTCCAGTGTGAACTACTGAACCATCACCAACTTTGGCACCCTCGGCTCTAATTGAACCTGCGCCAATACCTATACCAGCCTTTTTACTGATATACTTTACTATGGATGTGGCAGTAGAGTTAATAGAATCAAGACTGTCACCAGATTCGATAAGCACACAGCTTGAAAACTGACGGGTTGGAGTACGTACTCCTGCCATAATCGGAGTAGGAAGTGATATATAGAATTGAGAAATCGCATCATAATAGTCCTTAACATATTTTAAACGGGTTTCTTTAGGGTAATTCATAAACAGAGTTGCAGAAACCATCATATACAACATCTGAGGAGTTTCGTAATGTATCTTATTCTTTCGGTCTTGGACTAAATACTTACCTCTAAACTGTTCCATACCAGTATACGTAAAGGTATCATCACGATCATGTTTGATATATTTATCCAAATCATTAAGTTCGTTTTCGGTATAATTAATAATAATCTCATTATCGTATACATTACGAGAAATATTTTCATTAATTAATTTAAGTAAAGACCATGGTTCATAATCGCCATATACTTCTTTACGGAGTTTATAGTTAATTAACCTAGCGGCTACGAATTGATAATTCGGGGTGTGTTCTGATATAAGTTCTGCAGCAGATTTAATCAACAGCTCATGGATATCATAAGCAGGTATATTATTATATAACTGAATATTAGCCTTAAGTTCGATTTCTGAAATACTTACGCCGGTGATACCATCTACAGCCCATTCAAGTACCTTGTGTACTTTCTCTAAGTCAAATTCTTGTTTAGTTCCATCACGTTTAGTGACATCTATTTTCATTGCATTCATCCCATTCATTATTATTCCGGTGTTTAATAGTATATATTATACTACACTTTACAGTATTTGTAAAGAACTATTTTGTCTTTTTTTCTAGTTTTTCTATTCTTTCTATCAAGGTGGGATAGGCATCGAACTCATGTAGTTCTTTACATGGATGGCTATTCTTTTCTAGGGTATCTAGCCGATCGGCTGC